TGTTCAGCACAATCTGTGCGTTTCCCAAGTTAGGATTCTGTGTCTGGACCGTGCCACCCTCCGCGATGTTATTAGCCACCAGGGTCGGAGGAATCGGCACGTTTACCGTGTCTCCCGCATTAGCCAGCGTAGGTTCATAGTCGCGATTGACTAAGTTGCCCATCACTAGGTTGCTTACCAGCGCCGGCAACGCGTCCACCGCGACCAGCTTCACGATCGCATTTGCTACATTTGCTGATGTAATTGTTCCCATTAGCCTTCACCTCGTTTGGTTGTTCTTGAACCTACGCCGGGCAACGCGTCCTTCCCGCCGCCTCGCCTGGCGCCCTCCTCACATGCCTCGCAGTGCTTGACTCGCCACCCTCGAGACCTCTTGGCGCACCTTCTCCAGTTCTTCCGGACTCATGCCCGGTCGAATCTTGTCAAGATCGAATGCGCCTGTATTCGAGACAGCCTTAGACCCCGATCCCATTCCGGATCCGCCGGTAATGCGCGCCGGCAATAGCTCCGGATTTTCTTGCACGAATTGCTTCAGATAGTCCCTCAGAGGAAGTTCTCCCGGGCCGTTTCGCGCGATTAACTGGCCATCGTCGCGCCGATGAACGTCGTCTCTCACCGCCCGATACGCCAGATCCACTTTCGCTACACCCAGCCGTTGTAGCTCGGCGCGAATCGACGAGCTCCGCTCCGCCTCTTCGGCCATTTCGCGGCTATGAACGTTCTCTTGAACCAAATCGTTCACCCGCCTTTCCAGGTCTTCGCGCCGCTTGCGTTCGTCCAGCAATTCCGCTTTGTATGCCGGCTCCGCCTTCACTTGCTCGGCGTGGACAAACTCCTCAATCACGCCGCGTATCAGAGAACGCAATTCGGTCCCATCCGTTTTTGCCTCTTCCATATGCCTCCCAAGAACATTTGTCAGAACATGCCATTCATGGTTGTTCTTGATCGATTTCGCGCCCGATCCGGTCTTTCACCTCCTGCCGGACGTCGCACAGGAACTGAAATGCAAGCTTCTTGAAAACTTGTTTTTTCAGAGTCGGCGAATCGATTCCCAGGCTCAACAGCTGCTGAGCGTCGCTTAATTCCGTGCCAAAATCACCGATGTCGAATTCATCCATCCCCGACACATCGATGCTCAAGCCGTCCTCCCGCGCCGCCTCAACGGCTCGTAGCACCCGCTTTATCGAATCCTTCACCGCGTCGCCGTAGGCCCGCAGCACCTCCTGGGTGATCGCATAATCACGCTGCTTACTTACACCCGATTGCGTTGCATTTCCCGACAAGGGTCCGCCTGCGTGACTTACATAGCAAACGCGGTAAATCTCTTCCTGCAATCTCGTCAAGTTGTCGGCGGCAATCTGATAGACAGTCCCCTGCGGCTCCGTCCACCCGAACCGGTCTTGCGGCCCCAGCTGTATGTAGTACGACTCGCCCATTACCTGATCCCAGTCGCGTTCTGAGTACACCACCGGCATCGCGAACAATCCCATCGTCAGCGCCCAGCCCAGCGCGTTGGATTTGTTGAAGTGCTCGAGTTGCAGCGAAGCCGCCTTGTTCAATAGCCATAAGCCCTCTGATACTCGTAGCTCAACCAGTGGCACCCGCGACTGCTTCGCCAGTCCATGCCGTCCTTCGGCCACCACCTCAACGCGGCCCTGCCTGCTGCCCTCTTCTACCCGCTCATAGATGCGGTACTTTTCTTTGTCGTAATACACCCAACGTGTTTGCTTCCACCAGCCGGCGTCTTCCAGTTTGTCCTTGCGCAGACTCTGCGTGCGCAAGACAACCCATTGATATTGCCCGTACTCGTCGTAACTCCAATTGATTAATTCATCGGCGGCGTAACTCACTAAGTAAGCCCGTGACGCCCCCCGTTCGTCTTCTTCGGCCCGCGTACCCACCGGTTCGTGCAACCTGGGGAAATCAATCAGCACATAGCTCTTTCCGCAAACCAACGCCTCTACGAACTGCCGTCTGAAAAACTCCGAAAGATTCGTGCCCTTCAGGTCGCAGTCTTCCGCAAACACGCTGAAAAACTTCTTGGAGAGTTCGCTGTTTCCTTCGAAGTTCAGACCTGGTTCCCTTCGGAATAGGGTCGCTGTGTACCAGTCCACGATCGAACCCACGTAATTCTCGTAGAAGCTCCGGCTCAGCCTTTCTACAAAAACGTCTCCGGGTTCCTTTTGACGCCGCACCAGGTACTGATCGGCGCTGGCGATAAACTGCGCGCCCCCTGCGTACAGATCGCGATACTGCCTCCACATCGCCCGCTTCGCCGCGTACTCGGGATGCTCGTGCGTGATGTCCGTACCAATGTTGCCAATGTTCATCAAGGTTCTTTCGTCGTCAAATGAGCCTTCGGCCCTGCTCGCCGAACATTACATGGGGCCGATATTCCTGCCAGATCAAGTAACCCAGCGCATCCGACAAATGCGTCCTCTTGGAGTCCCGCTCCTTATCGATCACGCTGGTTTCAGGCTTGAACGTTACCTCTTCGAAGTCCGCCACCAGTCCGGTGCACCGCGGATGAACCAAAAGCCGGACCTCTTCGTCCGCAGAAAACAACTTGGCGTTGACTAAAGCAATTCGTTCCCGCACACTCGGATTGCTCGGTGGCACCCGAAACTTCAGATTCCGGTAGGCCGTCCGCCGAAAATACTCCTTGATGATTTGATAATCCGTCGTTCCCGCTGTCTGCAGCCGCTGCCCAGACGCATCCCCGTAAATCACAATGCCCGCCTGATGATTTGGATACCGTCCATGAAACTCCTCGCAAGCCTGCAACGTGCTGGCCCGGCTTAGCACCACTTCATCCAACACCCGAATCTCTTCGCCGCTCGTCTGCGCCACAATCGAACTCATAGGATCCACGTTAAAGTCCAATGCCCAAAACAACGGCGATGTCCCATCGATCTCCACCTCCCTGAGGTTCCGATTGCGCTGGAATCCCTGATAAACCACGCCGGCTTGCACGTTAAGGTACTCGCCCAGCGCTTCCTGCTCGAAAAATCTTGGATCGTAGCTTCCTCGCAGTCGTTCGTAAAAGTCCGGTATCTTCTCAAGAACATGTCTGTTCTCGAATGGTTTTGCAAGCACCACCTCGTATCCCGGTATCGAGTTTCTAACGAACCTCCGGTACACCCAGTCAAACCCCCTGGGCGTCCAAACGCCGAATCCGCACAACCGCGACGCCCGCGGATCGCGCAACCGGCCTTCTAGTCGCAACCACGCCTCTTCCGTCGTATAAGTCAGCTCATCCAGCCCGAACCAGGCCAGGTTCGTCCCCCGCAGCCGTTCAAAGTCGTCTACGGCGCGAAAATAGATTCGCGATCCGGTGTCTTTCATCAGCAGCACCGATTCCGACTTATTCAACTGATGCCGAATACGATTACTTGCCAACACCTCTAGGAAGCTCGTCAATGTTGCGTCGCGCAACATTGGATAAGTCGGAGCGCCGATTAACCCCTGCCGCCCTGGATTCAAATAACTAAGCCGGATCGCCTCTTGGCACAGCGCTTGACTCTTCCCGGAACCAATCGGCCCGGAAAATCCTTTGAACCTCGCCGTCGAAACATGAAACTGATTCTGCGAAGGGAGCGGCACATAATCTATTTCAATCCGCAGCGTTTCTCCGCTGGATCTTTCCACGTAACGATGATCTCCCTCGGCTGCTCCTCTTCCTCCAGCTCGCGTTCCAGTTGCGTCAGCCGGATGAAATCCGCAAGCGTCACCTTACTATTCTCAATATCCAGTCTCTTCTCGATTTCAATGAGCAGCTTGGTGATTCGTTGCCTGCGCGTCCCTTCCAGAGGGCTCTGCGGCCTTTCTCGCAACTGCTTCTTCCGATTTGGTGCACGCGCCGTCATCTGGATTCTAGAAAAAAGGGGCGCTCCGTTTCCGGAAGCGCCCGCAAGCAACTCTCTCCTGCACCAACTCTATCAATCGGGTTTCTGTTCTATTCCAATCGCTCTGCTAAGCGCCTGAAAACGCACCGCCGATTTCCGCACCATTTCTGTCACCTGGCTTGAAACACATCGTCGCGCTCCCACTTACTCCACTTATGCCGTCTGAATCCGCTCCTCCAGTCCACGGTCCAGGATCTCGATTTCGCGAATCCGAAACTTCTGAACCTTCCCTGTAACCGTCATCGGAAATGCATCCACGAAGCGAATATATTGAGGCACCTTGAAGTGCGCAATTCTCCCTCGGCAGAACTCCCGGATCTCCTCCTCCTCGGCCGGCTCCTTCAGCCGGATCCACGCCGCAACCGTCTCGCCGAGCCTCGCATCGGGTAAGCCCACCACCTGCACTTCGGCGACTTTTGGATGCGTGTGCAGAAACTCTTCGATCTCTCGCGGATACACATTCTCACCGGCCCGGATGATCATGTCCTTCCCTCGGCCCGTAATCCGAAAGCACTCGTCGATGTCCATCGTCGCCAGATCTCCGGTGTGCAGCCAGCCGTCCTCGTCAATGGCGCCGCAAGTCGCCTCCCATTCCTGGTCGTAGCCCTTCATCACCAAATACCCGCGAGTACACAGCTCTCCTTGCTCGCCCACACGTGCCGTTTCCCCGCTCGCCGAAACAATCTTGACCTCGGTATTCGAACATGCTTGTCCCACTGTCGACACACGCCGCTCCACACCGTCGTGTACGCCCGACATCGTGACGATCGGCGACGCTTCCGTCTGCCCGTACCCGACCGTCATCCCCTCGCAGTGCATCTCACTCACCACGCGCTTCATGATCTCCACCGGACACGGCGCGCCGGCCATCATACCCGTGCGCAGCGAACTGAAGTCGAACCCTCCGAAGCCCGGATGCTCAAGCTCTGCGATGAACATCGTAGGCACGCCATAAACCGCCGTCGCGCGCTCGTCGTGAATAGCCTGAAGCGTTGCGAGTGCGTCGAAAGTAGCTGCGGGAAGTATCATCGTCGCTCCGCTCACCACGGAAACCAGCGTGCCGATCACACACCCAAAACAGTGATACAAAGGCACCGGAACCGCGATCCGATCCCTTTCGGTAATCCTCATGCCCTCGATACAAACCTTCGCATTGTTTAAGAGATTTCGATGCGTAAGCAGCACGCCCTTCGGCGATCCCGTGGTGCCCGACGTGTATTGGATGTTGGTCACTTCGCCCGGCGATATCGGTCTCTCTGGAATGTCTCGCCCATCCGCCAGCATTTGCACCCAGCCTTCGGTGCCGAAGTAGACCAGCCGCTCCAAGGCCGGCCTTTGTCCCGCCATCGCTTCGTCCACAATCGCTCGATAATCGGACCGTTTGTCTTTCTCCCAAAGAAACAGCGCCTTCATCTTCGATTTGCGCAGCACAAATGCTAAATCGTACGGCCGGTAAGCCGGATTCACATTCACCAATACCGCGCCGATCCGCGCACAGGCCAGATGCAGCTGCACCCACTCGGCGCAGTTAGTCGACCACACGCCGATCCTATCCTGCGCGCCAAGCCCCAGGCCTCGCAGTCCCCGTGCCGTCCGCTCCACAGTTGCGGCCAGCTCCGAAACAGTCAGCCTCACGCCTTGATGCCGCGCCACCAGGGCCTCCTGGTCTGGAAATCTGGAAGCCGTTTTCTCAAATACGTCCCAGATGC